AGGGCAATATTATGCTGCTGGCGTGGGTGGTGCTTTGGCTGGACGTGGTGCTGATTTGTTTGTTATTGACGACCCTCACTCAGAACAAGATGTAAAGACCAACAGCCGCTTGGCTTTTGATACTGCATGGTCGTGGTTTCAGACGGGTCCACTGCAGCGTTTGATGCCGGGTGGTGGAATTATCATTGTGATGACGCGTTGGTCCCTGCTGGACCTGACTGGGCGCTTGATTGATTACCAAGCTAAGAACCCAGAGGCTATTCCATGGGAGATTGTGGAGCTGCCGGCCATCTTGCATGAAGATACGGACAATGAGAAGTCTCTTTGGCCAGAGCAGTGGCCACTTGAATCATTAAAAGCCACGAAAGCGTCCATTGACCCACGGTACTGGAACGCACAGTACATGCAACAGCCAACGGCGGAGAACTCAGCCATCATTTCACGCAGAATGTGGCGTATTTGGGAAGGCGACGAGCCGCCAACGTGCGAGTACATCATTCAGTCGTGGGACACGGCATTTGAAACCAAGAACAACTCGGACTATTCCGCCTGTACAACATGGGGAGTTTTTTACAATGAGGAAGAAAATGACACGCCACAGCTTATATTGCTGGATGCTTTCAAAGACAGGATGGCTTTCCCTGAACTCAAGGTGGTTGCGCTCAAACACTACAAAGAATGGGAACCGGACGCGTTCATTGTGGAGAAAAAGGCAGCTGGCGCACCACTGATTCAAGAAATTCGGGCGTTAGGCATACCTGTGCAAGAGTTCAGCCCATCACGCGGCAACGACAAGATGGTACGCGTCAATGCAGTTGCGGATTTATTCAGCAGTGGTAAAGTCTGGGCACCCGACACACGCTGGGCACGGGAAGTTATTGAAGAGGTTGCGTCTTTCCCAGTTGGAGAGCACGATGACTTTGTGGACACGACAACACAAGCGCTGCTGCGTTTCAGGCAAGGCGGCTTTATCAGTTTAGACTCGGACGAGAAGGACGACCCACAGTACTTCCGCCGTAAGACATACGAATACTACTAGGAATACACATGGCTACCAACATCGACAAAGCGCTTTACCAACAGCCCACGGGCATTGAAGAGCTGGCGCAGCAAGAGTCTCCACTGGAGATTGAAATCGTTGACCCCGAAGAAGTTACCATCGGCATGGATGGGCTAGAGATCACCATGAAGCCCGGAGAAGGCGACGCTGAAGAGGGTTTCGATGATAACTTTGCCGAATACATTGACGACGGCGCTCTGCAGTCCCTCGCTGGTGACTTGGTTGCAGACATCGACAACGACAAAGGCTCCCGTAAAGAGTGGGAGAAAACCTACGTTGATGGTTTAAAACTGCTGGGCCTGCAGATTGAAGAGCGCACAGAGCCGTGGCAAGGCGCTTGCGGTGTGTTCCACCCCATGATTACAGAAGCTGTTGTGCGCTTCCAAGCAGAGACAATCACCGAGACGTTTCCTGCGCAGGGCCCTGTGCGTACCAAGATCATTGGTAAAGAGACACCAGAGAACAAAGAGATCGCGGTCAATGTCGAAGATGACATGAACTATGAGTTGACTGAGAACATGGTTGAGTACCGCGCTGAACACGAGCGCATGCTCTGGTCACTGCCAGCCACAGGCTCAGCGTTTAAAAAGGTTTACTACGACCCCAGTCTTGGCCGCCAAGTGTCTATGTTTGTTCCTGCGGAAGACATGCTGTTGCCCTACGGCGCAACGGATCTCGACACCTGCTACCGCGTCACGCACGTCATGCGTAAGACAAAGAATGAGATTATCAAGCTGCAGCAAGCGGGTTTTTATTTGGACGTTGAGTTACCTGACGCGCCCAAGGACCGCACGGACATTCAGAAAGCCAAAGATAAAGAGACTGGCTTTAACGATTTGAACGATGACCGCTATACTATTTATGAGTGCCACGTTGATCTGAACCTTGAAGGCTATGAGGACATGACAGAGGACGACGATGGTGTAGAAGTTGAGACTGGCATCATGCTGCCGTACGTTGTCACAATCATTAAGGGCACAAATGACATTCTGTCCATACGCCGCAACTGGAAAGAAGATGATGAGCTCCGACTCAAGCGCCAGCACTTTGTACACTACCAATATATCCCCGGATTCGGAGCTTATGGTTTTGGACTCTTCCATCTTATCGGTGGTTTTGCCAAGTCGGCCACAAGCCTTATGCGTCAATTGGTTGACGCAGGAACGTTATCTAATCTTCCCGGTGGACTTAAATCGCGCGGGCTTCGGATTAAAGGTGATGACACTCCGATTGCCCCCGGCGAGTGGCGCGACGTTGACGTAGCGTCTGGGAACATCAGGGACAGCATCCTGCCCCTGCCCTATAAGGAACCAAGCGCAACACTGTTCAATTTAATGAACAATATTGTTGACGAAGGCCGCAGGTTTGCCGCAACGGCGGACATGAAAGTGTCGGACATGTCTGCTCAGGCTCCCGTTGGTACAACGCTTGCCCTGCTTGAGCGCCAGCTTAAAGTGATGACTGCAGTGCAGGCCCGTGTGCACTTTGCTTTGAAACAAGAGCTGAAACTACTCAAGGACATCATCCGCGACTACACGGACCCAGACTACACATACGACCCAGAGTACGGCAACCGCAAAGCAAAGAAGGCCGACTACGACAAGGTAGACGTTATTCCCGTATCGGATCCCAATGCGGCTACCATGTCCCAGCGTGTAGTGCAGTACCAAGCGGTCATTCAGATGGCGCAGATGGCTCCGGACATTTACAACTTGCCTGAGTTGCACCGCGGTATGCTGAACGTGCTGGGCATCAAGAACGCAGACAAGCTGGTTCCTATTGAGGACGACTTGAAGCCAATTGACCCAGTGCAAGAGAACCAGAATGTACTGAAAGGTACACCACTGAAAGCCTTCTTGCATCAGGACCACACCGCACACATCCAAGTGCACATGATGATTTTGCAAGACCCAATGATTCAGCAATACATTGGTCAGAACCCACAAGCGCAAAAAATTATGGGCGGCATTACTGCACACATTGCAGAGCACGTTGGTTACCAGATGCGTCAGAAGATCGAGCAGCAGCTTGGCATGCCACTGCCACCCGAAGATTCCAAGTTGCCACCGCAGGTCGAGATCGCACTGTCAGGAATGATGGCGCAAGCGGCCAATCAGGTGCTACAGCAGAACCAAGCGCAAGCCGCGCAAATGCAGGCTCAACAGCAAGCGCAAGACCCCGTGCTGCAAATGCAGCAGCAAGAGTTGCAAATCAAAGCACAAGAACTGCAACTCAAAGAGAAAAAGCTTACCGCTGATGCAGCCGCTGCCGCAGACAAGCAGGCCCTCGAAGAAGAGAAGGTCAGAGGAAACTTGGAGCTCGAGTCTTTGCGTGTGGGTGCGCAGATTAGAGAAAGCCAAGCTAAACAGCAGTTTGAACAAGAACATGCCGGCGTACAGTTGGGCGCCGACATCGCAAAGAGCAAAGCCCAAATGGGCATGCAAGCACGTTCTACAGCAGTGCAGAACGCATCCAGAAACCAACCAAAACCTATTAAATGATTCAAAACTTCGCACACGTATTGCGCGACCAAATACGTAAAGACATGAACAACTACGCTGATGACTTGGCTGGTGGTATGTGTCGTTCCTTTGAGGAATACCAAAAACTCTGCGGGATTATTTCGGGTCTAGCCCTTGCAGAGCGTTATCTACTTGACCTGCTTGAGAAAGTTGAAAAATCAAATGAGTGAAATCATTTTGCCACCGGGCATTGTTTTGCCGCAACACATCCAACCAACGGAAACCCCAGAAGAGGATGCGGACGACGAAACAAAAGCAGGCGCCCTGCCAACCCCAACAGGTTGGAAATTGCTCTGCGTCGTACCTGAAGTTGAACAAAAGATTGCAGGTACATCACTGGATCTCATTAGAGATACAGCCACTATGCGCCAAGAAGAACATGCCACCACGGTATTGTTTGTATTACGTGTAGGCCCCGATGCGTACAAAGACACCGCCAAGTTTCCTAACGGAGCGTGGTGTAAAGAAGGCGACTTTGTGTTAGTGCGCACTTACTCCGGTACCAGATTCAAAATATTTGGGAAAGAGTTCCGTCTCATCAACGATGACCAAGTTGATGCTGTTGTGCAAGACCCTCGCGGTTTAACCCGCGCTTGAAAGGATAGCTATGGCTATTAAAGATGAATTTAAATTCCCTGACGAAGTGGAAAATAAAAAGACAGCTGACGTCGAGTTTGAAATTGAAGGTGATGTAGACATCGAGATTGAAGACGATACGCCAGCACATGATAGGGGCAAGAAGCCTCTTGATCGGCAAGTGGAAGACCCCACAGATGATGAGATTGAGTCATATTCAGAGAAGGTGCAGAACCGGATCAAAGAGCTGACCCACGCCCGTCACGACGAACGCCGCGTTAAAGAAGCCACTTTGCGTGAGAAACAAGAGCTGGAGCGTCTTGCACAGCAGTTGATTGAAGAAAACAAACGCCTCAAGAAAAACGTCCACACAGGACAGGAAGCAATTATTGCTGGAGCCAAATCAAAAGCTGAAAGCGAGCTAGAAATGGCTCGCCGTAAGTTGAAGGAAGCACAAGAATCTTTCGATACTGACGCCATTATTGCTGCCCAAGAAGCTGTGATGGATGCAAAAATAAAGGTGGATCAGACAAAAAGATATCGTCCAACCCCTTTACAAGAAGAAAAATTTAGTGTACAAACGCAACAAACCCAGCCTGAAAAGGTTGAGCCCGACGAAAAGACGCTGCGCTGGCAGGCAAAAAACCAGTGGTTCGGATCTCAGGGGTTTGAAGAATACACCAGCTACGCACTAGGGCTGCACCAAAAACTAGTCACAAACGGAGTGGACCCCCGCTCTGCTGAATATTTCGAGCAAATTGATGCTCGCATGAAGTCAACGTTCCCTGATCTGTTTGGTCGGAGCGAAGACAAGCCAAGGTCTGGTGAAGTTCAACGTAAGCCTACGACAGTGGTGGCCTCTGTTTCTCGTTCTACGAGCGCAGGAAAGATCAAGCTGACGACAACGCAAGTTGCGCTGGCAAAGAAATTAGGTTTAACCCCGCAGCAATACGCTGCACAAGTAGCAAAATTGGAGAACTAAAATGGCTGAAACTATTGACCGCACAAATCGTGATCTAAAGACACGCGAAAAATCTGCTCGTGCTGTATACGTACCGCCGACAAACTTGCCTGATCCAACGCCTGAACCGGGCTGGGTGTACCACTGGGTGGCTACGCACGTTCTGGGACAGTCGGAAGTGACCAACGTGTCGCGCAAAATGCGTGAAGGTTGGGAACCGGTGAAGG